CTTTGACCAAATCAAAGACGAACCTCGATCTGACATAGAGGGCCAATCGGATGAGGATGCAAACAAGGCAGCCAAGTCTGCACAGATGCAGGCATTCTTTAGCCCATTGGGTACCAAGCTGGATGCCGAGTGGTCCGAGGCTGAGGGTGAGAAGATCTATTCAGAACGTCGAATGATCCGAGACCTTCGACAGTACCGTGGTCAGTATGATCCCGAGGTCCTAAACAAGATACACCCCAACAGATCCAAGGCCTATATCAGGCTGACACGTACAAAGGTTAAGACCTTTGATGCCCGGATGATGGATATACAGTTCCCGGCAAACGATGACAAGAACTGGGTTATACACCCCACCCCCGTGCCAGAGCTTGATGGCCCTCTCATGGAGAGCATTGCCATACAGCTTATGGAACAGAACGGTGGTGCCATCCCAACACCGGATGAGATTCAGGAGATAGTTATTAAGCAGGCCGACAAGAAGGCCAAGGCAATGGAGCAAGAAATTGCAGACCAGCTTGCCGAGTTTAACTATCGAGCCACCATAAGAAACGTTGTGCACTCAGCACACATCTATGGTACGGGTGTCCTGAAGGGACCCCTTGTAAAAGAGCTCACTTCAAAACGGTGGTATCGTAACAAGGCCGGCCAGTGGAAACAACTCGTTATAAAACGAATAATCCCAACGGCACAGTGGGTACCCATCTGGGATATCTATCCGGACATGAGTGTCAAGGACTTGAAAGACTGCCGGTATGTGTGGCAGAAACATCTGTTCAGCAAGAACAATCTCATGCTGCTGGCCAAGAGAACAGACTTTGACAAGAGTGCCATCATGGCATTCATAGACACATACCCGGACGGTAATTCAAACTATAAGGACTACGAAGAGTTCCTACGGGAAATGTCAACCAACACCAGTGCCGACGGGGACACGACCCCACCAAAACGTGAGAAGTATGAAGTCCATGAACGTTGGGGATTCCTATCGGTAGAGGATGCCCGTACACTTGCCCCGGATATTACCCAGGCAGTGTGGGATATGATGGGACCAGAGGTTGCCTGTAATGTGTGGCTGCTTGACAACATCGTTATCAAGGCCGTCCTCAGTCCAATCGACGGTGCCGATATACCCTATTATTTTTATTACTTTGACAAGGATGAGACCAGCATATTCGGAGACGGCATCCCCAGGATAATGAGAGATCCCCAGTTGCTGTATAATGCCAGCATACGAGCCATGCTCGACAATGCTGCCATCAGTGCCGGCCCAATCATTGAGGCTAACATTGACCTTCTGGCCGATGGGGAAGATCCTTTGGATCTGTTTCCGTTCCGTGTATTTCAACGGGTTGGCTCTGGAATTGATGCAAATACAGAGGCTATTCGAGTCACAAAACTGCCCAGCTATACACAGGAGTTCAGACAGCTTGTCGAATTTTTTCAAGAGACGGCCGATGAATCCACGACAATACCCCGTACACTGCATGGTGGCCAGGCCCCGACATCTGGTGCCAACCAAACTGCAACCGGTATGTCTATGCTGATTGGTGCCTCTAACATTACACTTAAGGACCAGGTACAGTTCTTTGATGATGGTGTCACTAAGCCATTCATCAAGGCCATGTACTTTTGGAACATGGAGTTCAACGGCAAGGAAAATATTAAGGGAGACTTTAATATCGTTGCCCGGGGCTCCAAGTCACTCATTGCCAAGGAAGTAAAGATGGAACAGATCAACCAGTTCCTCATGCTTACCAACAATGATATCGATAACCAATACATCAAACGGGACGTTCTCTTACGTGAGCTTGCTGAGATCTTTGATCTCGACAGACTTGGATTCATAAAGTCTGAGGCAGAGGTTGCTGCAAACCAGGCCCAACAGGCACAGCAAGGTAAGGAACAGAATGACAGAATGATTCTGCTTGAGGCCATGAAGGCCGAGAGCTCTGGTCATGTACCCAATGCCGTAGAGAAATCTGCAAAACTATTTGGAATAAAACTGCCGGGACAAGATCCCAACCAACCGGGTGGTGCTCCCCCAGCAGAAGGTTCCACACAAGTGATGGAGAAACAAATTGGTTAAGCCTACAAATAAGACTGGATTAATTAATGCTCTGAAGACCAACCCAAACAATCAGTCGTACCTGAACTTAGTTGACTATTTAGAATTTAGGCTATCAACTATTCTTGCACAACTGATGCTGGCCAATGGTATAGAAGAGATAGCAAAGCTACAAGGTCGAGCCCAAGAGGTCACTGACTTCTTGGCCGACCTGAGAAGGAAACCCATAGAGAAGCAGTTTACAGGTTCCTTCAACTAACAAGGGGGCAGCCGGTGCTTGAGCCGTTACTGCAATGTTGTAAAACTTTTGTACAAGATTAGGGACATCCATACGTGGACCCCATAGGAGGCAATCACATGCCTGATGAAGTAAAGAAAGAAGAAGTAGCAGGAATTGACTTAGACTCGTATAATAAGGAACGTGAAGACTTTGGTGAAACCGTTGACGACATACTGGCAATGGACCCAGAGAAATCAGACGAGGAGATTATTGCAGCATTAGATGCCAAGAGGTCTGTTGAAAAAAAGAGTGAGGCTGGGACAGCCATAAAAGACTCTGCTGATAAACAGGCTGATGCAATCGATGAGACATTAGCATCCGAACTATTAAAGGATGGCCAGGAAGTAACGGACGGTGTGTCCAACGATAACACCGATCCCGAGCCGAGTGCTACCATACCTAAGGTAGATCCAAACGACACGAGTGTAGATTGGAAGAGTAGGTCTGCTGTGTTAGAGACCGAGTTAGCAAAGGAACGTCAGAAAACTTCGAGTTGGAATGGCAGAATATCTGCAGCCAACAAAAGAGTCAAAGAGCTTGAGGATGAGATCGTAACCCTAAAACAGTTCAACGACAATGTTGCCAAGGCAGCAAAGCCCGTTGCAGATCCCATTCCGGATAGTGACAATGACGTTCTGGAACGATTGAGAAATGACTTCCCGGAATTAAGTGACGTTGTCGACGTGTTAGTAAAACGTATCGATGGTGTTAGCAAATCGGACAAAGCCGTTCCAGCCGAACCTGCACAGAAACCAGAAGTCAACCCAATCACGAAGGAACACATGAACAGTATACATGCTGTCCATCCTGATCTTGGTGAAATGGTTCGTACTGGTGTGTTGCAAACTTGGATCAATAGACAGCCAGACTATATTCGGCCCACCCTGCAGGACATCTATGACACCGGCCAGTCCGGGCAGGTCATTAAGATGTGCACTGAGTTTAAAAATAAGACCGGCTGGAAATCCCAGTTGGCCACGGCCGAAGACAGAGCTGGTGATAAAAAATCAGATAAGCTTAAGTCACTGATGGAAGTAACTTCTGGAAGTGCTGGTGCCCCACCTGGTGAGCCCGACAGGAACGACTATGCCGGTGCAGCCAAAGAGGCAGGCTTATAACCAATCGGCCGATAACCTGATTGGAGAAATTGAAATATGAGTACTTTAACCTATGGTGATATTAGTCCCCGAACTGCTGCATTTGTTGTACGTGATCTTCTGAAACGTGGTATGCCCTGGTTGATCTTTGAGAAGTTTGGTCAGGCCAAACCCCTGCCGGCAAAGTCTACCAAGACCATGCAGTTCCGTCGGTACTTTCTTGACAGCACGTTCACCAGTACCTTTGGTGCTGACTTTAATCCCCACGAGTACTTTACCGGTACCAACTTCAACCCGGCCAACAAAACCCTGACGGAAGGTGTCACCCCTGATGCTACCCTGTTAGAGAGTGCCGACTACGAAGCCACCCTGGTGCAGTACGGTGACAGAGTTGTTATCTCTGACGTTATCCTGGACACCCACGAAGATCCTATCCTTCGTGAGGCCGTGGACATCCTTGGAGAGCAGGCTGCCGTTCTGATCGAAAAGACACGTTACAACGTGATCAAGGCTGGAACGAACGTCTTCTATTCTAATGGTGTATTACGTACGTCCGTCAACACCGTGTTTGCCCTGAACG